GTCGGACGCTCCTCCTTGCCAGGAAGAGAGTTTTCGATGGTCGCCACCAATACCTAGTATTGGTCGTGGCGGCTTTCGGGCAACCATCCCCGCGCAAATGCGCGGGAACCTCCATCAGATGATGGAGGAATTCTACCTACAGGTAGAATCAACCCCGGACTTCTTTGTCCGAGGTATTCCTACGATTTATCGTAGGAAAGCCGGCCTTTTTGGCCGGTCTTATCCTGAGAAATTGTTTCTCAAGGATCTTGACCACTCTGGTCAATTCCGATTCATCATGAGTCGGTTGTATCCTCGTATGAGTATACATTTTCAGAGAAAGCTCTCTGAAACATTGTCTCGGAAAAATGGTCTTTCGACCGTGAGACAATGGTTCTATACCGCTAACGGTGTAGTCTTTCCGTACATTCTGTGCGGAAACATCGATTACGATGTAATCGATCGTCTAACGAAATATTCGTTAGAAAGCTGTGCGAACAACTACGCACAGTTCATGTCCTCATTGAAGAGGACAAAGAAGCTCCTTCGAAAGAAGGCAGCTACCACGGGCTTTAGCTCGCGGTCTCCTTCAGTTATACTGGAGGAAGTTGACGGAAAAATTCGTCAACACATCGGCTATTGTAAGCTGATGAATAGTTGCCTATCTAAGGCAACCCTCAAGCACGAATATTTCGGGCTTGTACTACTTTGGACACAAAGTAGAGCGACCGGTCTTTGTGACCGATCGATGATGGACGCTAGTCTATCAAAATTCCGTAAAACAAGTACGGAACCGGTTATGTCACTTGACATAAACGTCACGATTCTTCAATCGTGTATCCGTTCAGACAATCTGACCGGAATGGACGCAAGAGTATCTTGCGGCCCTAAGGCCTGTTTGCAGGCCCCTCAACGGCAAGATGCCGTCGAGCCCATTCACCTTGTGAGTGGTAGTCCGCCTGTGGAAGTAGGTGGACAAACTAAGTTCTTACTAGAACTTACGACTACGAAGTGTCTTCGTGGTACATATGACCTCCATACTTTGGAAGTCACTCCTTGCGATGCAAGGCCGGTTCGATCTTCATCGGACCTACTTTCTTGGGCAATCCAAGAAATCATGTACTCGCTTACGAGTGCATGCACGGTACGCTATCATTGCGTATCCGATCAATCTAAAGCTAGATCGATCACTGTTGCGCACTATGCGTACCAGATAGTTATGGGCACTTTGGCCCATACCTTTTGGGGTGCTGTTAAGCACACCGAGACTGCGTCCGGTTTGGGCGCAGATAGGCATCTGTGGAAATTCCTCCATGATCAGATGTCTCCTGACCATCCCAGTTGGGATGGCTTTGCTGGTTTCAATACCAGCTCCTTCTCTAGTGATCTAGAGGAGGCCACCGATTTTGGTAATTGGTGGCTTGCTCGGGCCTTGTGGTCCGAGCTGATGCGGCGTAGCCGTACCATCCTGTCG